TAATTGGTGGTGCAGTCCTTGGCGGTGCAGTCGGTGCCCCCGGCGGTATCGGTGCGCGTGGTCGTGCCCAAAGAAAGTTAGATGCAAAAAATGCACCTGTAGAGTACTCAGAACAAGGTCAGTTGTTTAGTCCAGAAGAGTTGCAACAAGCAGAACAAGCTACACAAGGGCCGAGACCGTTTAGCTCCACCGACCCCGCAAGCGTAGAGGATGTAATAGACTTATCTAGTCCGGTTGTTGCAACAACAAAAACTACTGTCAACGGTAAAGAAAGTGTTAGAACAAGGAGAGCAGACGGTAGTGTTGATGTTGACGGAGTGATGGTTGTACCCCCAAGACAGGACGCACGGAAAGTACCACCTACCCCACCCGAACCACCTACGAACGAGGCACCCGCTCAAGGTTCGTTTGACTTTACCGATCCTAGACAGGCAGAGCTAGAGGAGACTTTTAACTCGCAGCAGCCAGACTTGCTTGGTGATATCGTACCCCTTAGACAGTCGGAAGAAGTACAGGCCGAAGCTCCAACACCACAAGCCGATCCTAGGCAGGGCGCACTTCAATTTGCACCGGCTGCACCTGAGCCAGAAGCCCCTGCCGGACAACTCCAACAAGAATTAGGCTTTGCTGCTGCTGAACAACAACGCGCACAACAGAAAGAAGCTGAACTAGATAAGCTTGCACAAGAATCCGAAGCCCAACGTAACTTAGAGATTGCTGGCCTTGCCGAAGAGCCAAAAGGATTTACGCCCGCAGTACCCGTAAAAGCAGGTCAACCTGCGCAAGAACAACAGCTTGATTTGTTTAAGCGCAAAGAAGCTCCTGTACCGTCTCGTGCGGAAGGGTTACGTCGTGGTGTAGGTGAACAGATGGGGGAAATAGTACCCCTTGAACAAACATCGTTTGAGCTTACGGCTAAATCCCTTGCTGATATTGGTATCCCGCCTACTGCGCCAATCTATAAAAACATCATCGACCGTGACTTAGCTGACCCAGAACAACGTGTCAATGTTAGCGCCGCCTTGCGTAAGTACGCATCGAACCCCTTGGTGCCAAAGGCTACTAAAGATGCTATTAAATCTGTCTTACAAAGTTCTCCTTTCCTGCGCACTCAAGCTGAGTTAGACTTTAGCAAACGTCAACCCAAACCTAAAGGAGCGCAAAATGTTGGTACAGGAACTCCCCCTCAGCCAACCGCTAAGCCCAGCGCAAGTAAGCCGCCTGTGGATGTGGGTGTACCGAGCAGCGAAGCTAAAGCCCCTGCCAAAGGGGAGAAGGGTACCGAAGGAGTTTCAAAACCTAAACAATCAGGACTGGGTGATACTGGTGGACGTACTAAACCTGACGATGCTGGAGAAGCAGCTAAACCGGTTGCAGTAAAAGAAAAGACACCCGCGCCCGTGGTAAAAGAAGAAGTTGCGGCGGAAGCCGACCGTAACACCGACTCCACCCCCTTCGTACCTTCTGATCCAAACTCACCACGAGATGCAAAATCGCTTGAGTACTATAAAAACACACTTAACCCCGAGTTAAAGAAACATATTAGCTTCTATGAAGGACTAATTGCTAGAGGGCGGGGCAATAAAAATACACAGCTACGACTAGACAACGCACGGGCGCACCTAGCAGAGAACGAAGCTTTCATAGCTAAAGGCCCGACAGCCAAGCCCGCCGTTAATCCGTTCGATGCAATGGTAAACGAAGTCCAAAAAGGTATTGATGTACCACCTACTTGGGCAAGCAAAACCATATACAAACTTGAAGAAACCCTCGATGCTTCCGTACCAGAATCGGTACAGGCGATGTTACGTGCGGGTGATCTGAAGGGTGCGTTGCAAGCCCTTGCGTCTGCTAGTGATGGTGTGACTAAGCGTATCGTCATGGCGCTTGTTAAAGCCGTGGGTGGCACCAAGGTCAACGTCGTAACAGACTTACGTGATGAAGCTGGAAATAAAGTATCGGGTACGTTCGATCCTGAGACCAACACAATCTCGTTGGACTCGAAGACTGGATTAACAAATCATGCTGTGTTGCATGAGATGACACACGCCGCTATCTCTCACATATTGGACAACCCAAGCCATCCGATTACTAAGCAGCTCACACGCCTGTATAACTCGGTTAAGCCCTTGCTCGATACCGCATACGGTGCACAGAACTTGCAAGAATTTGTGGCTGAAGCGTGGGGTAACCCTGAGTTCCGTGCCAAGCTAAGCGCAATGACGCCCGACGGTACACCGGTTACGGCATGGCAGAAGTTTACTAATATTGTGAAGAACGCCCTGCGCTCGCTGATGGGCATGGAGTCTCGTGGTGTTAAGTCCGCTGCTAGTGAAATCGACACCCTTATTGAAGCTGCAATCTCCCCTGCCCCTGAAACACGTTATGGTGGGTCACTTCTTGCACTGTCTGCAACAGGTCAGGGCGAGAAAGCTTTCAAGGCGATGAGTGACACGTATAACAAGATACCGTATCTCAACGACGATATTAAGAACAACCTGAGTAAGTTCTTTGAGGGTACAGTTGCTGAGAAGATTAAGAGCTTTGTACGTTCTGCGCTGCCATTAAACGCATTGACAGAAGTTGCCAAAAAGTACATCCCGATGGCACCGAAGTTGATGCAATTAATTAACCTGCGTGCTGGCACCGAGTCGATGTTCAACGCCATGCTAGAGCCTACTATTAACCGTGCAAGAGCATGGGCGGCTAAGCAAGATGCAGATACAATGCGCACGTTTAACGACGTTGTGTATATGAGTACCACGAACGGTGTTGATCCAAGCAGACCCCGCAAGGATTACCTCGATGCCAAGGGTAACAGTAAGACAGATAAAAGCGGTAACAAGCTCGTGGATACTTGGGATCAGTTGCAGCCCAAATGGGATTCGCTGGCTAAGAACGGCGGTCAAACCGTGTACAAAGAGATGCGTGACACGTACAAGAAGCTGCAAGACCGAATCGGTGTGATCCTAGAGAAGCGCATCAACGAAGAGTTTGCAGGTGATACGGAGAAGGCTAAGACCGCTAACTCCTTGTTGCAAAAACTATACAAAGAACGTGGCATGATCGAGCCTTACTTCCCACTGACCCGCCGTGGTAACTACTGGTTGACGTACAACCTGAACGGTGAGCGTGTCGAAGAAGCCTTTGAATCCCCCCGCGCCCGTCGTATGGCAAGAGAAGAGATTGAAGCCACTGCCAAAACAGCCGAAGAAAGGAAAGCGCTATCGTTGGAAGAGTACAAGCGGATGACGAACATCAATTACCGCAATGCACCATCGTCTTCGTTTGTCGGTCGAGTGCTGAATGTATTGGAAGCTAACAACGTAAAGGGTGATGCACAGAACGAAATCGTGCGTATGTACCTTGATGCGTTACCTGAGAACTCGTTTGCACAGGCGTTCCGCACTCGTAAAAACACCCTTGGCTTTGAACGTGACGCTATCCGTGCGTTTAGCACCAAGCCTTACAGTATTGCACGTCAACTTGCCAACCTCGAATACGGTGCCAAGCTAAACAATCTCGATACCGAGATGCGAGAGCATGTAGAGAAAGGTTCTGGTCAAGCGGTTGACATGTACAACGAGTTGGCTAAGCACATCAAGTTTGCAATCAGTCCTGACATTCCAGAGTGGTCAAAGATTGCAACGTCTATCGGCTTTAACATGACGCTAGGCTTTAACTTGTCCTCTGCCTTGGTGAACTTGACACAGATCCCGCTCGTTACGTTACCTTATCTGGGTGGTAAGTACGGGCTCCCTGAGTCTAGCAAAGCGATTGCAGAAGCTACACGAATCTATTTGGGTAGTAAGTTTAAAGACAAGTCTCGTGTTGACATCCTTGGTGTTAAAACCGATATGAAAGCTATGCCTTCGATGGATAACTACGACTTTGATAGTAAAGACTTACCTGATGAGGTGCGTAAATACAAGATCCTTGCACAGGTTGCCGCCGAGTACGGACAGCTTAACCGTTCGCAGATATACGACATCCTTGATGTGGACAAGACCGACAACCTGATGACTAAGGTAAACGCTGTATCCGGTTTTGTATTTCATCACGGCGAGCGTATGAACCGAGAGGTTACGCTGATGGCTGCGTTTAATCTTGAGATGCAGCGTATGAAGGCTAAGCCTAATCCTGAAGAACGGGCGATGACTCCTGCACAACGTGAGCGCCGTGCTGCTGAAAATGCGATTGAGCTAACCGAACTGACTAACGGCACAATGTCTGCTGCTGCTGCTCCATCCCTTGCTCAATCCGGTATTGGCAAGGTGCTGTTCATGTTTAAGCGCTACGGCGTGTCGATGTACTACATGTTGTTTAAGACAACCCGTGACGCATTGGCAGGACAAACTCAGGACGTTAAAGACGCTGCACGTAAACAGATTGCCGGTATCTATGGTGCCGCTGCCCTGTTAGCTGGTGCTCGTGGAGTGCCGATGTTCGGTGTAGCCGCGATGGTGTACAACCTGTTCAAGGAAGACGATGAGGATGATCTTGAAACTCTGACTCGTAAGTGGATGGGCGAGACCGCATATAGTGGTGCTTTGAACGGCATCACAAACCTTGACATCGCATCACGTATTGGTCTGAGTGATTTGATCTTCCGTGACCAGAAAGCACCTGAATCCCAGACAGTGCTGTTGACTGCAATGGAGATGATGGGTGGCCCAGTTTATGGTGTGGGTAAGAAGTTCGAGCGTGGTCTGACACTAATAGGTGATGGTAATATTGGTCGCGGTATTGAGCAGATATTACCCTCGGCTTTCGGTAATGGTCTGAAGTCGATCCGCTATGCTACTGAGGGTGCAACTACCCTGCGCGGGGATGCAATCACATCCGATATAAATGCGTGGAACGTAGGTGCTCAGGCTCTTGGTTTTGCCCCTGCCGATTACAACCGTCAACAAGAAATAAACGCCTTTGGTAAGGGTTTTGAACGTACAGTGGTTAAAGAGCAAAAGAAGCTGTTGCTAAATTACTACATGGCAGCGCGTGTGGGGGACAATGCAGAGATGCAGGAGTTGTCCGAGCGTATGGCAGACTTTAACAAACGTCATCCATCCATCGCTATCACAGCCGACACACTTCAGAAATCCATGCGTGGTCATGCCCAAGCTGCGGCAGAAAAGTACCACGGTGTGACGTTCAATAAGCGCCTACGCCCTGAGATCATGCAGAGTATTGCGGAATTTGACTAGACGAAAAAAACCCCCAGAGGAGGGCTGGGGGCAAGGGGGGTACTACTAACCAAGGAGAATTGATGAGGGGAGTCATCAGGTTGCATATTATCACAACATGCGCCAGAAACGAACCCCCCATTTACCGTTTTCTATCCTATTTCGGTACTCTATCTTCCAATCTTTTGGCATTGCACTCTTAAACTGGGTAATAAGTTCTGGCGTATTTACTGCTGGAATAAAGATAGACGTACCCAATACCAACTTTTCCCAGTCAATGACGATACGTACTCCATCGGGGGCAAGGTCGGTATTGCGTATCCTTTTATCAGAGCGCCGTCGCGGGTACAAACTGTTCTTGGATGTCATCTTTCAGAAACTCCGTGCAGTCTAGGACTAGAACAGTAACCGGAGGTAGGTTTACGTGCGTACCTTTACCCAACCGTTGCTTACCCTTAGTCGCTTTAGCACGACTGTCAGCCAGACCTTCTACCAACCCGCCGTAGTTAATCTGCTGCTTACCGCACCATTCTTTCAGGGGTCTCGGGAGTAAGTACAACTTAAATACGTCGTACTCATAGCGCCCAACCAACGACATTCTCGGTGTTGCAACAGGGTTCAGGATGGTCTCTAATCCGGTTTCCTCTTGCTTACGGGCGTCATCTGTGCTCTTAATACGTAGGATGTTGTTATAGTTCGATGCAAGATAGTCGGTAATAATAGTCTCGACATCCCCACCCATAGTTGTTGTATCAGCACGAGCATCTTTCAGAACTTTGACAATCCAGTTTGCGATAGCTGCAATGTCGTAGTCGATCAATCCGGCTTTCTTAGCGATGATAAGACCCGCAATAGTACGTGATGCCAATGCAGACCAGAATCGGTTTTCCATTGTCAAGCCAGCGGCTGCGTCAATCTTTAGCTGTGTCTCTTTGCAAATCGCTTTAACCGCCTCGAGATTATTCAGTACGTACTGGATATAGATAACCCCCGCATGACCGCTGTTGGCCTCCAGATTACTACTAAATAAGTCGGTCTCTTCTTTAGTCAGGTCGTTAATTTTTACCGCACGGTGCTCAAGAATCCTCTGAGCTTCAGCTTTTGGTAAAGCTTTGTATAGACCAATCCGCTCAATCATGCTCGTGTTGCCGGTCGTCACGCAGATAAACTTCCAAGGTGCACCACGGAACCGCTCGACGTTACCTTTTGAGCCTAACCGATTCCGTTGCACACCGTTGGGTATTTGGTATGCCATGTCACTCAACGCTTTAGGCTCGGTGTTGGTCATCTCATCCATGTAAAGGGGCAGGTTCTTGTACGTCTCTGCACGGTTCATTTTTGAGTTAGGGGTATCGTTTTGTTCCAATACAAGCACACCGGGATCCCCCCACACCGATGCGGCTGCATTCATAGCAGTGGTCTTACCCAACCCAGTGCCAGAGCTGTGTACGTGGAACATCGCACCGTTAATGGGTAAGAACTGCATAAGGGGTGAACCGAATGCCGTGCCAAGAATAAACTGGTGCAGCTCAAATCTCGGACGGTTGTAGAAATCCACTGCGTCTTTCCAACCTTCCAACGTACCACGAGGCTCGAACGCAGGGAATAGTCCGACTGTGTTTCCCGCAGGGGGATTGTGCGCAATCTGATCTTTAAATATTTCCTTGTCACCTATTACGAATGAGGTACATGCCTCATCAGTCCAACCAAATTGGCGCTTAGCTTGCTCGAACGCAACTTCCATCTGTAACATATTGACCCAACTCATTGTGTACTCCATTAGAGAATCTACTTTTAAAACCGCTACGCCGTGCATCGCCATTAGTTTGCGAAACTCATCCTTAGAAGATATTGCGGACAGAGGTATCGTAAATTCCTGCACACCATCTTTAGGTAAATGCAATCGCATTACCACGGACACGCCCAGCTCGGGATCTTTAATATTTTTAACTACATAAATTGGATGGTGATAGAAGACAGCTTGATCTACCGTACCATCATCGTTTTTCATTTCTTTATAAATACCACCGTTCCCCGCACAACCATAGCCCTTGGGGAATCGTTTCGGTATTTCGTATCGTCTAGTTGCGGTAGGTAGCCCTGCTACAGGTTCAACCACAATCCGTGCCTCATCCGACATCTCAGAGACTTCACGTCCTAACGAGATAGGGGACTTAATCTTGTTCCAGTGCTTGCATGACGGGCATACACCGGGGTTGTACTCATCGAACCGTGCACAGAGATATGGGCCTTTAATACCACGTACCTTCATCTCAGTAGCTTGCGCTGAGTAGTCTGGATACTTCTCCGATATACGGTGTATCGCCTTACCGCTGTCAACGCAATGCGCAGCAATAGATAATCCTGCTCTCCATTGAGGCTCAGACATTGTGGCTTGGTTCATCACAATATCTTTTAGCTGTGCACAGCCCTCACCACTGATAGTCTTCATCATGATGGTCTTAAACCGGCTCTGATAATTACCAGCCAATGCCATCATCATTGGGTCAGCTTCGCGAGGTGTGTACTCTTTCTTAAACGGGCTCTCACCCAACAACATCTTAAATGTACCGAAATCAACGGGCGGTGGGACTTCCCCAACCAACGTAACAAGTTTAGAGTCAGGCTTGTCTTTGTGGTTGTGCGTACCCAACACGCGTAACACTCGTGCAGGATCAGCAGGTACCGCCATGTCGACGCGCATACCTTCTTCACGACAAACTTCTTTGAATCTCTCAGCAACTGGCTTCCACTCTTCACGAGTGACCGGTTGAGTTAATACCCAGTACACATGCAACCCGCGCCCAGAGTTCACGACCATAGGCTTAGGTAGGCGCATCTCCCTGCAAAATAGGCGCAGGGCTTTTAGTCCGTCCAACTGAGTTGCGTAATCCTTATTAGGGCCGCAATCAATATCAAGGAAGAACGACTTAATTTGTTCTACGTTAAATGCAGCACGGGTCTTACTTGTCTGAAACGTGGACACCGCAAAGAATGCGTTGATGCCCTTCTCATCAAGCTCGAACGCAGCCGCAACCGCATCATTTAGATCATCAAAAAATAGTTGCTCTGGTCTTTCGTCCGAATCGGTAAGCTCGTCTTTATTCTTGATACCGATAATGCAACATTTTCCCTGATCCCCTAGTATTGTTTGTAAAAATTCTCTTGGATTCATCGTCGCCCCTGCACCACACAAAAAGAAAGGAGGGTACTCGTGGGCATGACTCCACTTTCCCCTAACAACTAACTACTTAGTCGTCCCAATCGCCAACGATGTCGGCTAACTCGGCCTTATCCTCTGCGGGGGCAGCAGATTTCTTCACTACTTTCTTGGGTTCTTCGATAACTTCTTCTTTTGCTTTCGGTGCTTCCAACTTAGCGGGAGGCTTCTCGAACAACTCTTCTTTTGCTTTCGGTGCAGGAATCACACCGTCCATCTGTGACACGTTAAGCGTAATAGCCTTAACCGTATCCGCATGGGTACGCATCTCCAATGCAATCGCAATCTCAGAATCGTCCAATGCACGAACAGGTTTGAACACAAGCTTCGGTGTCGGGCTCGATGTATCAAAGCGCATCTCTGTTACGATACCGACTGCATTGGTGCTGTGTGCAGCCAAGTGACGACCGTATGCTTGCAATGGCATCTTACCTTTCTCACCATCACCAAAGATTGATGTAGCAGGAAGTGTGATCTGATAGACTTCACGCTTCTCCAACTCGCCCTCAAGCTGTACAGCAATACGCTGTTGGAATCGGCAAGCACGACCTTCACCCTGACCAGAACCTTTGATGTTCTGTGGGCAGTCCATACAGCGAGCTGCTTGACGCTGCTCTTGTGGTACCGCTGCATCGGGTGTTTGTGTATTCGACGACCAGCACATCGGCTTAACTGTCTCGCCTTCAACATAGCTTCCGGCAAAGTACATACGGCTAATCGGTGCAGCGTTAACAAGCACAACATTCATTGCTCGCTCTTCGCTCACACGATACTCTTTGCCACCGATAGTCTCGCGGAACACGCCGCCTTTGATTGAGATACGTCGATTGCCTTGCACACCACCGCTGTTCCCCGCAAGGGTTGACGTCAGGTTGTCTTGAACGTCGTTGAGTAGTGCTGACTGCTTACCGCCAAATAGTGTCATTGTTGACATTTTTAATTCTCCTTAAAGGTCTTCATCAGGGTTAAATTTCAACTCAAGCTGAACGGGGGATTCTACTACTGGTTTGTCCGTTTGAGTGGGTGCTTCACTCTTTACTGCAACTTCTGTCCCCAACTCATCGTCGGGATTCATGGTCAATGCTTTAACTACAGCGTCAACGTCGAACCGGTATGTGTTGCCAATTTTGATATAGGCACTCTTAGGGATATACCCGAGGCGCACCCATGTACGTATTGTTGCAAGTGATACCGAAAACTTCTTACCTAGCGCCTCAATGGGCACAAATTGTGATGATTCCATCATTTTCTCCTTACGGTTACTGAGTACTCGCTGTCCACATTAATCCCCGGTGGCAGTAAATCGGGGTGCTCTTCTAAAAATTGCTTCATATTGCCTTGATGCAAACGCTTCTCTAGCAAATCCGGTGCGTTGTTCTCTATGATGAACTTACCCATAGATTCCCAATCGCTCGTCCAGTAACTCTGCTTAACTGTACGAAAGAACAATCCCTCTCCGGTGCGAACGCTATCGACGTTGTGCTCTTTGCAATGCTCAAGCAATGCCGCCTTAACCTTCGCCATCTTTGCTTTGATGTCTTTCTCTTGCTCTTGGAACTCGTGCAACATCTCGGTGTGCTTATCACGCATCTTGATGTACACCTTGACTAACTTTTCTACCGATACATCTGTTGTCATTTCAATTCTCCCAAATGATGACGTTTTAATTATAATACACTTTCTTGAACTATTCTAGTATTTCTTTATAAAGATCAACAATTTTTGTATGTACGTCTATTTTACTGTCAAGTAGTTTATAAACATGACGTTCAACTGGTGAACCTTGTAGCTGTACGACCGTTGTGGGGTGGCGTTGTCCTGACCGGTGTACTCGTGCATTTGCCTGTGCGTATGTCTCAAGGGATGATACTGGGCCCCACCAGACTACAGTATCCGCAGCGGTTAACGTCACACCATGTGCGGCGGCTTGGGGTTGTATGACCAGTACCCGTGGGTTGTCTGTTTCTTGGAACCGCTTAAAAATCTCAGTACGTCTGTTGACTGGCACATCGCCATTGATAATCTCGACCGTGATCCCGTCTGCCTTTAGTTTGTCTGAGAGAATGTGGATAACGTGTTTGAATGGTACGAACACCAGCACCTTCTGGCTTGCCTCGTCGATAACTTCTTTCAGTACGTTGTAGCGGTTCTTGATGTCAAACTCGATAGCTTCACCGGAATCGGAATACACCGCACCACAAGCGATTTGCATCAGCTTGTTCATATTGACCGCTGCATTGACGGAAGTAATTGCTTCACCCGCCGCCTCGATAAGCATACGGCTCTTGAGCATGTTGTAGTACTTCTGTTGCTGCTTGGACATCTCCACCGCACGTTTAACGTAAGTCATCTCCGGCAAGTCTAAGCACTCTTCCTTGGTAAATCGGATCGCCGGTTGTAGGCAGTCAAATACTACTTTTGTAGCATTCTCTTTTGGTACATACCTAAACGTAGACACCTTGTGCATCACCATATCCCGAAACGTCGAGAAGAACCTAGGGATGCCTGTCGGGTTAACAAGTTTGGCAATACCGTAAGCATCGAGTGGCGACTGCGCAGCGGGTGTACCTGTCATCATCCACAACCACGTATCCGGTGTGAGCAGATTGTTCAATACCTTCCAACGCTTAGCCTGTGGGTTCTTATAGGCTGATGCCTCGTCTACGATAATCAGATCAAACCCTGCCTTCTTAATATCTTCCTGTACGATTTCCACACCGTCAAAGTTAATGATGACAAACTCAGCACCACCATTAATAATCTGTCGACGCTTTGGTGCAGCACCGTATGCGATGTCAACTGAGCGGTGCATGGCAAACTTAAACAAGTCGGCTCTCCATGCGATGTCCATGATTGACAGTGGGCATATCACCAACACACGGCGAATCTTTTTCTGCTTCATCAAGAAGTCAGCCGCCCAGATAGCGCTTCCGGTCTTACCTGTGCCCTGCTCGTTAAAGCAGAACGCTCGACGATACAAGGTAAGGAAAGACGCTGTGCTACGTTGATGTTCGAATGGCTTATGCTGTCCGGGCCAATCGTACTGTCCTAATATCGGGCTCGGTACGTTGCGAACCTTTAAGTTCTTGAGTACCTGTGCCTCATCCAATCCCCATTTAACCAAAACCTTTCCTCCCCCGAGTTCCTTGCTGTTAGGTATGACTGTTGTTATACGTTGTGGGTTACGCAAAGTTAGAAGTAATGCTTTGTTATCTACGATTTCCAACTTGCTCTCCGATAGCGAATCAGCCAAACACGGTGTGCATGGCTGTATAAAAGTTGTGGGCTCCCATAAAGCAGGGTTGTCCATTAGAAAATAAAACACTAACTAGGGGTAGCGAAGAGTGCGGGTGCCTGCCAAGGAACCCATGCCTGCTATACCACCCCATCAGGTCGCTAACACCTGATACCCACACGACTGAGGACTGTAGCCAGTGACCAGACATTCCAGATCATTTACCTGACGGGCATTCGCAGAATATAAATCTACGGGTCTTTGCCTCAATCCTCATGCGTGTAGATACTTACTTCTTCTTTGTCTGTCCGTTACGTGCACGGTTCTTACTAGGTGATACGAGGCGAGTACCGTCTGCGTTGCTGCCGCCTTTACTCAACATCTTGATATGATCTATGTCTTTGCCCTTGCGGTCAATACCTTTCGCATCATATTCACGTCGGGCACGTTGACGCTCCATACGGTCAGGGTGCTCACCTCTGGCAACCTGCTTCTTGTATTCTTCTTTATACGGTCTTGGCGATTTAGTGTAAGGCATTATGTATTCCTTCCGTTATGTGCACATTCCAACACCACACAATGTTTTCGGCATAGTCCACTTGGGCGCGGGTTCCATACGTTACCTGCGTAGGACATCTTCAACTGGTTGTACGCCTTAAGCCATTTTTCCCAGAGTGCGGGAACATCGTCACGGGTGTATTTCGATTTAATAAAGTCTTTAGATATTACAAATAATAACCCTGCATCAACATGTTCGACAAGAGGAAAGTGCTTAAACATTGCCAATGCCATTAGCTCTAACTGCCCCTTATCTGCGTACTTTGCATTGCGTCCGGTCTTGTAGTCCAGTACCTTGGCACGAGTACCGTCAATGATTATCAAGTCAGCAATCCCACGCCACCACACGTTAGGATCTTTGAATCCACATGGCTCTAGGTTCTCGGTCAAGCCCATCTCGTATTCGCAAAGCTTCTCGCCTCCCATGCTCTTTAATTTCTCAAGCACTGGCATCGCAAATTGGAAGTGGGCGGGTAGGGGGGTGTCGTCCCGCACGTAAAGCTCAGCCGCTAAGTGGAACTCGGTGCCGTACGATGTCGCATCTGTTGGGGGCTCGGAATAATCTTTGAGCACCTTGAGGTGATAGAACTTCTTAGGACACGACTCGAACGACTTAATCCCACTAAACGACCATGCGGGTGAACCCATATCAACAATCCCCGTAGCTTTTCCCAAAACCTGATTCACAGTTAACCGGTAATCCCGCTGCCCAATCAGGTACCCACCTCATACTTTCTTCTACAAACTGTACCGCTTCTTGTGTCTGATCTTCCGGTACAACACACGCAATCGCATCATGTACGGTCAACACTACCTTGTAACGTGTAGCGATACGCAGCATTTGCTCCCCGATGATACATCTTGCTATTGCCTGACACACGTTTTCAATGACCTTTCCGCCGTAGATACGTGTGTATCCTCGACGGGTCTTATAGCTGTACTCTAATCCTTTCTCGCCTTGTTCAAAGCGTAAGCCATCATACCGCATCACGAGCCCCGAGGGAAGCACAATACCGGCAGATTTATCGTAAACCTTGATTACTCCTGCGCGTCCTAGCGGTGCGGTCTCGTCTCTGGACATACTGGCGATAGCGTTGTGGGCCTGCTGCCATAACTGAACGATGTCATAATTTGTTCTACGGTAAATATCTATGATGCGCCGGGCCTCTTCCAATTCAATGTCAAAGCCAAACGTCTTAAGCTGCATCTGAAACTTGGGCGCACCCATGCCATACCCTGCACCGAGAATTGTGGTCTTGCCTACAAAGCGTTGATCTTTAGTGATCTGGTCTTCCGCCACGCCATATATAGCAGATGCCATCTTCTTATACACATCCTTACCTTCACGGAAACCCGCTACCAAATCTTCCTGCTCGGCTAACCATGCCAACACACGCGCCTCAATCTGTGCCGAGTCAGCGTCAATAATTACATGCCCTTCCGGTGCAATGATCGCCTTCTTTAACTTGCCACCGTTCGCACCCCTGCTTGGTAAGTTCTGCAAGTTGATCTTGTCATCCCCACCAAAGCGTCCAGTATGTGCAGCGTAATACCGAATCGGTACTGGGAGAAGCCCACGGTTTGCAATGTCAATAAAGCGTTGCGTCCTAGTTTCTTCTAGTGTGCTCTTAGTACCGAGCCTTGCAGCGACGAGTGCTTGCACACGGATGTCGGGGTGCTCAGCGAGTGCTTTAAATTCTTCATCACTTTTTGCTAACGCTAGAGTTTGTTTACCTGTGGTTGGGCTTACCTTCATAGGAGGTACTACGCCAAAGCTTCGCAGCAGTTCTGCAAACTTCAGGTTGGACATCAGTTCTTCACGCTCTACACCCACGCTGCCTAACAACTTCTCCTTGGTCTCCTTGATGTCAGCAAGGTGCTGCTCCAATAGATTTAGGTCAAGCCCCAACACGGGTTCAATAAACATACGCAACGTC